CAGCAGACCCGCTGCAGTATTCACAGGAGGAGATACTGATGATTACTATCAGGTTGACGCACTCGCAGCTGCAAGAACAGCAGCTAATGACACTACTGGAACCATCATAGCATGGATTAACACAGGAAACAAAACCTCAACAGGAACAGTATTAGGCTTTGGGGATAAAAATGTTGTGGAATTTATTGAATTCAATATCGAGGCAGGAAAACTTGCCTGCCGATGTACAGACGCCACAGTCGCTCAATTCGTAAGTGCCACTGACGCCGTAGTAATTACCCCTCACGTCTGGACACATGTCGCAGTCGTCCAAGATGGCTCAGGTAAGGGACCAATTTTCTATGTAAACGGAGAAAAAGTCGCTGCAACTGCTTCAGTCTCAACAGATTTAGCAGAATGGTTCAGTAATTGCAATGGGATTGACAGCGGAAGAATTGGAGCAGCAAATAAAGCGGGAGACGATAGCGTAACTCAAGAATTTGTGGGAGCAATCGGAACTTTAAAATATTATAATACTGCACTGACAGCGACACAAATTAAAAATGATTTCCTTGGAATACACCTCACAACCGGGTGCATTTCGAAATACGAATGGAACGACTTAGTAGACGATGTTTCAGCACACAACGCAACAGCAGTATCAGATGTATACATAACCCCAAGCTACAATGAATTTATCTCGAAAATTAGACAATTCGGAGCAGTAATCGCTGATTGTGCAGGAATAACTTCTGATAGAGGAAAAACGACTGCACTTTTCATCAACGCAGCATAACTTTTTTATACTTCTTTTCTTTTTCTATACTAATGGCAAACACAATCGGAGAAAAAGAACTAAAAACAGACTGGCCAAAAACAACTGGTCTTGTGGCTGGAACAACCAAGCAAAAAGGGAAAACTATTAACCTACTACCACAAGAAAAAACAATGATCGCTTCTTCGAAGCGCACTGGAATATATCAATGACATCGAAAACAGACATACTCCTGAACCAACTAAAACAAAAAACTACTCACTCTAATGCTGGTTTTGGGGAATTGATCCTCCCAAACCACTCGGGAGAAAACAATCACGGAATTAGAAGAATTGCCCCCATAAATAATAAGGATTTAGTTAATAAGGAATATGTGGACAGTGTAGCTGGGGGAATACCTCCAATGAGTTATCAATGGGAAACGGATAATCCTGCCGCAATAATGGTAGACTATCTGCTCACCCACACAGAAACAGACCCAGGAACTTATTGCGTAGGAAACAATCTCTACGTTCTATCAACTGCGGTAATCACCGGAAATAGTACCTACACAATGACTGGACACTACACTTATGTCCAGAAATCTGGAAGCGACTCAAATACAGGAACCTGCATAGTAACAGGACACGAAATTGGCGTAACTAACACCAGTGCAACGGGAGGAACACACCGAATATACGGGCAAAATATCACTTGCCAAAACGTTAACGCTGCGGGAATGGAGACCTATGGACTGCTAATTAATGCCAGTGGCTACGCCTCCACAACATACTCAATCTATGCGAACACAGGAAAAGCCGCACTCAATCACACACAACCAATAGCGGACAACACATACGACCTCGGAACAACAAGTCGTCAATGGAGAACTATCTATCTCGGAACAGAAATCAATTTTGGAAATTTTGATGTCAGAATACTATACACCTCTAACACACTCTCTTTTGATATTCCTGTTTCAGCAGAAGCGGCAAACACTGCGCTCGATTTTTTATTCAAAATCGATGGAACAACACAAGCCGGGCTCTTTTCAGAAAGTGATGGGGCTGGAAGCGGAAGAGAAGCAGTCTGGAAAATACCGTACTACTCGGCAGATTATGGAGTTGGTTGGGCTTCGCCTCCAAACCCAACACCTACTTCATTAGCCAACGGAAGCATGTTCGTAGCGTATAACAGCAATGGTGCAGGCTCGTCGAGAGTATACATACGAAGTAACGGAAGCTGGCGATATTCACCCCTCCTCTAAAACTTTCTTCAACTGTGAAAAAATCATTTCTGCCTCAACACGACAGAAACCCAAAATGAATGAACGCTTTGCGTCAAGAATATGTAAATTAATAAATAAATCAGGACACGAAGAACACTCAACACGCTGCACTTGAATTTTTCTAACTTCTCCCATTTTTCAATCCTACATTAGTACTTTTTAAATTTTCTTCCAAAACTATTTTTTTCACGCCTGCAACAATCAACGCAGCAATATCATCATCAGACATATCGAGACCAACCATAACAAAAAGAAAAGTAGAAAAATTTATAAATCTTTCGGTCAGCACCCTGACCCCCCTTCATTTCTCATGGAAAAGAAAAAAGAAAAAAGATAATCATTATTTTCACAAGAAAAAAATAGAATTCTAACTAAGAAAATCTCCTTACTGATTTTTTTCCAAAAATAAAAAAAATTTATAAATTTTTCTCTTTTTCAAAAATAGCGTCCATTAATTAATTAATTTCATTATTGAAAATAATTATATAATATATATAATAAAGAATACGAGAAAGAAAGAGAAAGGAAAAGAAAAAAACAGTTCCATAGGAAATAAGGGGGTGGGGGACTAGCAACAGAAAAATTAATTAACCAATAAATTAACCAACCAAGAAAAAAACAAAAAGGTGAAAACAAATGCAAATAAAAGTAGAAAAACCAAAAAGACTAACAGATGGAGCACATACAGGAAAAATAATAGACGTAGAAGAGAGAAATAAACCATACGAATATGTCGACCTAATAATCGAAACAACAGAAATGCCAATACCGATAAGAGTGGGCTACCCAAAAATACTTACCTCAGAGAGCAAATTGGGAATGCTAATGAAAAGATTTGGCTGTAACCTAAAAGAGGGAGAAACCATCGACATCAACAAATTCCTCGTAGGAAAAGAATGCACATTCGTGAATATTAATGAAGCCACGAACAAGGGAACATTCCCGAAAATCGCAACAGAATCAGTTAAGCCGGCAATCACAGAAGAAAAAATTTGAATGCATTTTCGGACAAACCACTAAATTCAACCGAAAAATTTTTTAATTCCAAAATCTTAGCTTGCGTAGTTCGCAAGCTAAAAAATGGAAATGCACATTTTTCTGGCTAATAATGAAATGTCCCGAAAATGTAACGAAAAAACCCCCCCTCCACTACGGAAATCATTCCTCAACCCCGGTGGGTTGCCACCAAAAAAAATATGATGTGCATTTTTTTTGCTGTCGGAACTCCCACGTCGAAATGCATATCTCCTCGTCGCTCAGTTGTCGACGACTTTTTTTGGTCAAATAGAGGGAGATTTTTTCACGAAATGGAAAAACACATTTCGGCAAAAAATCTCGTTGACCTAACCAAAAAAGTCGTCGCCTGCCTTCGTGATTTCCTACGTTACGGGGGGGTTTTTTGGATTATCCACCCCCCAACCCCCCTATACGAGGGGGGACGAATGATGAACACTTCACACCCCCCAACCCCCCTTCTGAGGGGGACGAATGATGAACACTTCACACCCCCCAACCCCCCTTCTGAGGGGGACGAATGATGAACACTTCACACCCCCCAACCCCCCTTCTGAGGGGGGACGATTAGTGATTAAGTGTTGATGAATAAGATTAGCGAGTATTGAAATGAGTGAAAATTGGATATGCAGGAACCCAGAGAAAAATTTTTCAAAATATGAGTAAATGGACATAGTGATCCCGTGGAGGGCTCTCCTATGATAGGAAATAATTGTCAGAGAAAGGATGACTACCTTACACCCCATTATTTCCTGTGCCAGCTCTGAAAAAATGAAAATAAACTTAGATCTGTGGCAACAGAACTTCATCAACACAGAAGGTAATAAGATACTCTGCACAGGAAGACAGGTAGGGAAATCGGTCATCTGTTCAATAGATGCGGGAGAATATGCGACAAAAAACGCAAATAAGACAATACTGATGATAGCTCCAACTGAAAGACAAGCATATGCTCTATTTGAAAAAACATTAAACTATCTCGCAGAAAACTACCCCGCAAAATTAGCAAAGGGAAAAGAAAAACCAACTAAAACAAAAATTCAACTAAAAAATCAAACCCAAATCTGGTGCCTACCAACGGGTATCAGTGGATTAGGAATCCGCTTCCTGACTGTACACAGATTATATGTAGACGAGGCAAGCCGTGTCCCAGAGGACGTATGGACTGCTGTCACTCCGATGATGTTGACAACTGGAGGAGCAACAATACTCCTCAGTACCCCGGCCGGAAAATCAGGCTATTTCTATGATGTATGGAAAAATCGAGATAATTCATTCGAAAATTATACTCGCTTTGGTATTGATAGCGAAAAAGTAATCAATGAAAGAGTGGTTTGTCCGACTTGGACGCAACTTCAAAAAGAAAAAGCACTCGAATACTTAAAACAAGAAAAAACAAGAATGTCACTCTTGCAATATTCTCAAGAATATTGCGGAGAATTCGTCGACGAATTAAGACAATTTTTCCCGACTGAACTAATCAAAAAATGTTTAATCTTGAAGAGAGAAGAATTTTTCAGAAAAAACCAAAATGACCCGACATTTCTCGGAGTAGATGTTGCCCGTATGGGTGGAGACGAAACCGTCTTATTGAGCATTATTTCTCGGTGTGACCAAACCATCCTAACTCAATTCGACCTCGATATTTCTACCCATACCCGACTAACAGAAACAACAGAAAAAATTCTCAATGCAGACATAAAATATGATTATGAAAAAATATTAATTGACGATGGGGGTCTTGGAGTAGGCGTCTTCGACGCACTACTTAACGATGAACAGACTAAAAGAAAAGTTATCGCAATCAACAACTCGTCGAGAAGTCTCGACAATGAGGGGAAGAGAAAAAAGAAATTACTCAAAGAAGATCTATATAACAACCTTTTGACACTGATGGAACAGGGAAAAATTCAACTCTTTGAAAATGATGAAATGTTTCACAGCTTGAAATCAATTCAAGCAGAATGGGACAAAGAACAACTACACATTTTTGGAACAAACACGCACATCACAGAAGCCCTTATCCGGGCTGCTTGGGGTTTTAAAACAAAAAAATTAAATATCTGGATTGATTTTAATTAAAAAATGGCTGACACTGGAATTTTCGCAACAACAGCAGAAGTTCAAAGAAAGGCAGGGGCCAATGCTTCTGCAACGAGTAAGGCAGAAGCATACGTAAACGACTATATGACACAAGTCGAAGCGTTCATCAATGCATTCTGTAGGTACAATTTCAGCGACGCATATGAGTCCCTAAATGTTGACACAAAAGGAATACTAAAAGAAACAGCAAGCAACCTCGCAGCAATATATGTCATAGAGTACGATATGGGCGGATTTTCAAGCCAAAATGAGGCAGAAGCAATGATTGATGTTCTTAGAGACGCTGCTCTAAGAAATTTGGCAATTTTACGAGACAAAAAAGCCCAAGACTTCATCAATGATCCCAGCGGAGCTGGGGGAGGATAAATGCACGACTTCCAGAGATTTCCCGAACTAACAAACTCTCAAATGGAGATATATTATTTCGAAAGCCCCCATCGACAGATTACAGAAAATTTTTCTGCAACAGTTACAAAAGTTCACGATGGTGACACTATTACACTCAGATGGTCTGAGAGAGATTTCGAATTCCCGCTTAGATTATCGAACATCGCTGCTCCAGAAATAGGCGGAAAAAAAGGAGAAGAAACAGGAGGAAAAGAATCTCAAGAATTTCTAGAAAAGAGAATATTGGGAAAAACTGTCGACATCGTAATCAATCCTAACAATCGAGTGGAGAAATGGGGGAGACTGTTAGGAAATGTAATAGAAACGGGAATTGACGTTGGTGAAGAAAGTATCCTCCTTGGTTTCTCGCAAACTTGGGAAAATGTTGGAGAAGGGAATATCCCAGAGGTAAAATTCTAATGCCACTATTCGGAAAAAACAAAAATAGAATTCTCGCCAATTATGATTGGGTAGACCTTGCGAGCATGACAGGATACAAACTGTATGACGTAATGCTACTCATTACCGACGGAGAAACTATTCGTGCTATAACAGACACAGAATTAAGTCAAGAATTGGTCAATTCCTATACCAACTATGGGATGACTACGTATAACGTAGCTAACACAGCAACACAAACATTCACAGCAGTAATGGCTCCATTTTCAACCAGCGTGAATATTAAGGGGAGAGCATATCTAAGGTGCACAAGCTCAGCAGACGACGCAACAGATGTGACCAACTTCGTGAAAACAATTAATTTTTATAAAAATGAAACCGAACTTATCGCAACAAAAACAATCGAAAGTAAGGGAACATTCACACACGGAACAGTATCCCCATACTTAACTTACATTGATTTGCCCCAAACAAAATTTAAAAAAGATGACTATCTTTCGATTACTTGTGTTTTAACCTACACCAATCCCGGGGCAGGAACCATCAAAATCACACTAACACACGACCCGTCAGACAGACAGATGTCCCCCTCGGGAGGAACAGTGGTACCACAAGGACAATCAAGATTTTTTTTAGCAATCCCATATAAATTAGAAACCTAAGGAGAAAAATGGAAACAGAATTAATACTCACAATCATCAAATCGTACGGAATACAGACAGCTATGCTGATTTGGTTCATGTTTCGAACAGAAACAATACTGAAAAATAATACGAATGCAATTACTGAACTCAGAATTGCACTCGTTAAAAAAAGATAAAATGCCAGAAACAAACATAACGAATTCCTCGATTGGAGATTTTCAAAATACGATTACTGATTTCTCCGTGGCGTCTGTTAACACAGACGCAGCAACGGGAGAAAAAGAAACAATATGGATCAACTCTAATTGGCCTAAATATTTAGGATACTACAAAACAATTCCTGAACTCGCCGCTGCTATTGACGCTAAAGCGACATGGACTATCGGGAAGGGTTTCAAAAGTAATGAAATTACATGGTTGGCATTATCGACGATAAAGGGGTGGGGAAAAGATACATTTAACACCATACTTGAAAACGCTGTCAGAACATATCACATCGGTGGAGACGCATTCTGTGAAATCATCAGAAACAATGAAGGTCGACTAATTAATCTGAAACCTCTTGACCCAGGAACGATACGAATCGTTGCGAATGAAAAAGGAATCATTCTCAGATATGAACAGATATCGAAAACGAAAAACTCAGAAGAGAAAAAATTTCAACCAGATGAAATCCTTCATCTTTCCCGCAACAGAGTTGCGGACGAGATACACGGAGTAAGTATTATTCCCGCAGTTGAAAATATCATCCTGATGAGAAATGAAGCAATGAATGATTACAAAAAACTACTTCACAGAAATGTTTATCCTGTCCACCTGTACCACTTAGACACCGACAATCCAACCAAGATTGCCGCATTCAAAGCAAAAGCAGACCTCGCCCATACACAAGGTGAGAATATTTTTGTTCCGAAGGGTGCGGTAGAACACGAACTAATGGCTGTGCCAGGAAATGCAACACTGAACCCATTACCCTGGATACAACAATTAAACCAATATTTTTTCCAAGCAACTGGCGTCCCACAAATTATAGTAGGTGGAAGCCAAGAGATGACGGAAGCAAGTGCAAAAATTTCTTATCTCGCATTCGAACAAACAATCGAGGAAGAACAATTATACCTCGAGGAACAAATACTTGCCCAACTCAATCTCGAGATAGAATTAGAATTCCCGGCTTCGTTACAAAACGAATTACTTTCCGACACTGGAAAAGAAGAAAAAATGCAAGCAGCAACTAATGAAGACACTAACGCAATGATGAACAATAAAATTACAGGAGTGAGTAGATAATGCCTCGTTCAGGATATACCCAAGAACAAGAAGAATGGGCACGGAGGTTTAATCAATCGAGTGAAGAAGAAAAAAGAAGAATGGGGCAAGGTCCACTCCCAGGGAATGCGTATTCTTCATACACAGATACACATTATCGAGAAGGAAGAGCAATCTCAAGACAAGAATACGAAGAAGAAAGAAGAGAAAGGAAAAGACGAACTGAAAGAAATCGACAACAAGAAAGAAGGGAAAAAGAAAAAAAGGAAGAAACACCAAATAATGCGAATGTTGAAGTCAGATACTATCAGAATGCACCAGACGAACAAGGAAACTTCAGCGGACAATATCGAACCGCAAGCGCTGAAGAAAACGAAAAAAACAATCAATTCAGGCAGCAACAACTCACCAACCAAGAAATTCTAGACCAAAACAACCCAAATGAACAATCATTCTGGGAAAATGTGGCTAATGCGGGATTAGAACCTGTCTCATTAGGTACGAATGCAATACTATCAGCAACGGAATACCTAAGCGGACAAGAACAAGGAGCATATGGAAGGTCGTCAATAGAACAAATTAGACGAGACATTCCCGGAGCAGGGGGAGCTGGTCTTTTCATTGCCTTAGGCGGAACTGTAGCGATGGGTGCGGAAGTAGCTGGATTAATAAAAGGAATTGGAGCGATTGGTACAACAGCAACCGCGGGAACAGCAGCAGGAAAAACTACCTCTGCTGCGGCAGGTATCGTGTCAAGATACGGAACCGCTGCGCAAACCGCAACAGCAATTGAACGATTGGGCGAAGTAGCGAACAACACCGCAACAGCAACTAAAAAAATATCCTACTTAAGAAAACTTGCCAGAAGCGCAAAAAATCCCACTTTTGTACTGGGAGTATTAGCAAGTGCATTCGGATTAGGCTTTTACACGACACAATTCTGGGCACCAAATGAAAAAGGTGACGCAATCACAACGTTAACTATTGCACAAAAAACCGCACTCGACAGAAAGAATTATAACGATGTTCTGGCAATCGCAGAACAGATAGAAGACGCAGCAAATATCGCGACAAATATCCCCTTAGTTGGTTTCGCTGAGGCAGAGATGGCGAAATTTAATGCGGGAGTAAAAACAAGCGAAATATACAAAAAAGAGGCGTTGAATGCAATCGAGAAAGAAAGAGAAAGGAAAAGAAAAACTACTGAAGAGGAAATGGCGAACCCTCAAGAAAAAAAAGAACCAAAGTGGATTCAAATAGAAGGAAAATGGAAACCAAATCTAAAAAACAAAAATTGGAAAAAAGAAAGAAATAGAAACGTATGGACAGGTGATTAGAATGGAAGAAAAAAAGGAAGAAAATGAGGAAGAATCTGGATTAGAAAAAGCTCAAAAAATAGTCGAAGAAATGAAAATCGAAAACGATAGAAGAGAAAAAATTTTAGAAAGAGAAGAAAAATTAGAAGCAATTCGGATGATAGGCGGAAAAACAGAAGCAGGAAAAAAGGAAGAAGAAAGAAGAGAAGAAACACCACAAGAATATGCCAAAAAAATCATAGACGGAAAAAAATGACTGAAGAAACAATCGACGTGAAAATAGTCTCTAAAAGACAAAAAATTTGGGAACTGATGAGAAATGAAGCAAAAGAACTAATCCAACAATCAGAAAATAACCTCATCATCCAAAAAGAAATTCTACGACTTGCTGAAGAAAACATTGAAAAAGAAAAGAAAAATTTAAATATAGATAACACATAATAAGAGAAATGGCAAACGAAGCAACACTTATGATTGAAATGGACTTACCTATCCCGTTGACTGTCGCAGACGGCGCAGGAATTGAGAAAGGTACAGTCTTGAAATTAACTGACCCAATGACGGCTGCAGCGTGTTCTGCAGACAACGATGTCTTCATCGGAATAGCTGCTGAAGAAAAAATTGCTAACGATGGAAAAACAAAACTCGGAGTATATCTACGGGGAGTTTTCAAGATGGTAATTGAAGCAGGAAATTCAACCACAGTGGGACAAGACGTAGTAATCAAGGGAACAAATACAGTAGGTGGATATAGTACATTAGATGACGAAAAAGGATACGTCGTCGGAAAAGCACTCGAGACTGGGGCAGCTGGAGAAAGTGTATTAGTCCTTGTGGGGAAATGTTAAAATGGTAGACTCAAGCGGAATGGCAGAAATCAGAGGGATTGATATTGACAAACTGGCGAAAGGTTTCGCTGACGAACAAAATGTTTTTAAAAAATTTGTAACAACTACAAATACCTCAGCAAGAGAAATCAGATGGTATCAGAAAACATCGGGGTTCTTAGATACTGCTGACACAACTGCAATAACTGCCTCAGGTATCGCTAACACTTCTACTCGCTCACGACCATTCGTAACAGAACAATCATGGACAAGAGTCACAAGCTACGTAAGAAAATATTTCGTCGAAAGTCCAACGATATCCCAAGAAGATATCAGGGACACTGATATAGATATTCTCGCAACGAATGTGCGAGACTTAGTGAGAGCAGTTGAACGACAAGTTGACGCAAGAATAATCAACGTAATCACAGAAAATTACACTCCTGTCAATATCCAAACCATCGCGGCCACCGCAGACGGATGGGATGACGCCTCAACAGGAAATCCCATTCTCGACCTCCTCAATGCCAAACAACTGATCCGTTCATACGGATACGATCCTGAGGGAGCAATTCTCGCAATTAATTCAATCGAACATAGAAATTTAATCAATTTCTTAATCACAGTGAAAGGCTCAAGCATTCCACAATTCGCTTCTCAAAAGGTAGAACAAGGTGTCGTGATGGAAATTTTGGGACTAAGAGTCGTAGTGTCCGAAAATGTAACAACTGACTACGCTCTTGTATTTGTTCCCCAAAGAGCAGCAACTTGGAAATCATTCATGCAAATTTCATCAGCTGTAATTGACGACCCCGGAATTGGAAAAAAGATAAGGGTATGGGAAGAAGGAGAATGCTTGCTAACTGACCCGAAAGCAGTCTGCCTAATAACTGATACGGTGGTTTAAATATGGCGTTCACCATAGTTGGAGACGCAGCAACCATCACAGGAGATACTTCTAACAGCAGACCCGCTGCAGTATTCACAGGAGGAGATACTGATGATTACTATCAGGTTGACGCACTCGCAGCTGCAAGAACAGCAGCTAATGACACTACTGGAACCATCATAGCATGGATTAACACAGGAGACAAAACCTCAACAGGAACAGTATTAGGCTTTGGGGATAAAAATGTTGTGGAATTTATTGAATTCAATATCGAGGCAGGAAAACTTGCCTGCCGATGTAC